GTCCTTGCTGGCGTGGCTGCTGCGGCAGGTAGCCTCGGCGCGCTCATTATGAAGTTCTTCACGCTGTAAATTTTTCGGAACTATAAAAATGCTGAATGTCGAACAGTGGCCTATTGAGCGATTGATACCTTACGCAAGAAACCCGCGCAAAAATGATGCGCAGGTTGATCGTATGTGTGCGGCCATCAGGGAGTTCGGATTTCGTATCCCCATTGTCGCTAAGTCCGACGGAACCGTCGTTGATGGACATCTGCGCCTGAAAGCAGCTCAGAAACTCGGCTTGAAAGATGTCCCTGTGGCTCTTGCAGACGAGCTAAGTGATGTTCAAGTCAAGGCTTTTCGCCTGCTTGCAAATCAGTCTGCGAATTGGGCTGAATGGGACAATGAGCTTTTGGCTCTTGAACTTGAAGAGCTCAAGCTAGCCGACTTTGATACTGAACTCATTGGTTTTGAAGCTGAACTTTTCGAGTCCCAAGGGAATGTTCCTGTAGAAGATAAGTACACAGCGAAAGCCACGACTCCCATATATGAGCCTACGGGGAGATCGGTTCGCGTGGATGAACTGTACGACCAGACAAAGGATAATGAGCTGGTTAAGGCCATTCATGACTCAACCGTTTCTCCGAAAGAAAAAGCCTTTCTTCTCGCGGCTGCTCATAGGCATACGGTTTTCAACTATGAGAATATCGCGGAGTATTACGCAAATGCGTCCCCTGAAATGCAGCGACTCATGGAGCAGTCAGCTCTTGTCATCATTGATATCGATAATGCAATTGAAAACGGGTTCGTTGAACTCTCTTCTCGCATAGCTGAACTTCGTGATGTCTTAATTCCTGAGGATGATAACGATGAGGCATGAAAGGTTCGCTTGCTTTATCCTTACGTATGGAAGGCCTAAGAATCAGCAAACGTATCGTTCACTTCGGAAACACGGGTATACAGGCCCTATTTATCTCATCATTGATGATGAGGATACGACAGGTGACGAGTATATTCGCCAGTATGGTAAAGAGGTGATCCGTTTTTGCAAGGAAGAGGCTGCACGACTTACTGATCGTGGGGATAATATCCAGAAGAAGAATACGGTCCTTTTTGCTCGGAATATGTGCCATAAGATAGCTGAGGGCTTGGGACTCGATTTTTTCTTAGAGCTTGACGATGATTATGACTCGTTTCAGCACAGATATGCAAAAGATGGCGTCTTGAAGTATGTATACCCGCAATGCCTCGATGATGTCTTCGATGCCTATCTCGATTTTTTAGAAAGAACTCCATCTTTAAGCGTCTGCTTTATGCAGAATGGCGATTTCATTGGGGGGGCTACTGATTTCACCAAATTGTCTGTGAAACGTAAAGCCATGAACGCGTTCTTTTGTAAGACGTTACGCCCTTTCAAATTCGTTGGACGTATGAATGATGACGTCAACACGTATGTCACTCTGGGGCATCGGGGCAAGCTTTTTTTCTCATTCGGAAATACCTCTATCAATCAAGCTGAGACACAATCTCAAGCTGGTGGGCTGACCGATATGTATCTTGAAAATGGTACATATATGAAAAGTTTTTATACTGTTATGATGTGCCCATCTGCTGTAAAAATATCGACGCTCAAAGATACGTATATGCGATATCATCATAAAATATCTTGGGTTCACTGCGCACCCAAAATACTCTCTCCTCGATATAAAAAGGTCGGTTCATGAAAACATGTCTGGTGACAGGTGGAGCAGGTTTCTTGGGGGCACATCTTTGCAGAGAACTGCTTAAAAAAGGACACAAAGTTATCTGCATAGACGATCTTTCAACCGGAAATATTAATAATATCCCCAATCGACTCAAAAACTTTCAGTTCTTTCTTCATGATATTTGTTCTTCTTTTGAGACTTCTGAGCATATAGACGAAATTTACAATCTCGCATGTCCAGCAAGCCCTTTGAACTATCAGGGCAAAAATGCGATCAAGACTACAAAGACCTGCGTACTTGGGGCATTGAATATACTGGAGCTTGCCAAGGTACATGGTGCGACGGTTTTGCAGGCATCCACATCAGAAGTATATGGCGAGCCGCTAGTCTCGCCTCAGCGAGAGACTGATAGAGGCAACGTCAACCCTATCGGCATCCGAGCCTGCTACGATGAGGGGAAACGCTGCGCAGAAAGTCTCTTCTTCGACTTTTATCGGGAAGAGGGGATCAATGTTAAGGTCGTGCGTCTGTTCAACACCTACGGCCCCATGATGTCGATAAACGATGGTCGGGTTGTTCCTAACTTCATCTGCCAAGCCTTACGGGGTGAGGATATAACCGTATACGGGGATGGTTCTCAGACACGCTCGTTTTGTTTCGTGCGCGATACAATATCAGGGATTGTCCGGATGATGGAGTCAGATAGTCATATCACTGGACCCGTAAATATCGGCAACCCCGAAGAAGTCACGATCTTGGAGCTTGCCAAGACTATAATCGAAAAGGTCAGGTCATCATCAAAAATCGTATTTCGGCCTATTCCTGAAGACGACCCTACACGGCGCATTCCCGATATTGGAAAAGCGTCTGTTCTTTTAGGGTTCAAACCCACAATTGGTCTGGATGAGGGGCTTGAAATGACGATTCCATACTACATGACTTTGCTCGGGGATATCTAATGAGTAGCGGTAGACCTGCGATAAAAAGATCTGGAACAAAGGCGGCGCTTGTTGAGGCAATGGCTCAATACGGAGTACCTCAAGATGAAATCGCGGCAAAGATTGGTATATCTGTTGATACGATGGTGAAGCTCTATAAGCAGGAGCTTATCACAGGAAGGACCAACGCCAATGTCAAAGTAGGAAAGCGGCTTTTTGAAAAAGCTATGTCGGGTGACACAACCGCTCTCATTTTCTGGGCAAAGACCCGTATGGGGTGGAGAGAGACTCAAAAAATCGATCTTTCCAGTTCTGATAAAACGATGTCGCCTGCACCAGCACTTGATCTTTCCCATCTTTCCCCCGATGCCTTGCTTAAGCTGACGCGGGAGGCTTTTAAAGAGACGGAGAGGAATGACGGGTGAGGTGCTTGCTGAAATTCGTTGTGCGTTGGCCCGGAGCTGTCTCGCGGCCTTTGTGCGCTACACCATGCCCGGCTACCGCATGGGCTGGGTGCACGAGGAAATCTGTTCCGAGCTGGATGCCTTTCTTGCCGATGTCGTAGCCGGACGTTCCCCGCGCCTCATGCTGACCATGCCGCCCCGCCACGGGAAAAGCGAGCTGGCCTCCCGCCGTTTCCCGGCTTACGCCTTGGGCCGCTACCCCGATCTATCCGTCATTTCAACGAGCTACGCCGCCGACCTGTCCTCGCGCATGAACCGCGACGTTCAGCGTGTCATCGACAGCCCGGAATACCGGGAACTCTTCCCCTGTACGGCGCTGTACGGCAAGAATATCCGCACCGTCGGGAACGGCTCTTACCTCCGCAACTCCGATATCTTCGAAATCGTGGGGCACGTTGGCTGCTACCGTTCCGCTGGCGTGGGCGGCGGCATCACGGGCATGGGCGGGCATATCGTCATCGTCGACGACCCGTTCAAGGACCGGGCGTCCGCCGATTCCCCGACCATCCGCCAGAACGTCTGGGACTGGTACACGTCCACGTTGTATACGCGCCTCGCGCCCGGTGGAGGGGTGCTCATCATCAACACTCGCTGGCACATGGCTGACCTCTCAGGGCGGCTGCTTGAGGCCGCCGCACGGGGGGAGGGCGACCACTGGCGCGTAGTGAACTTCCCCGCCATCGCAACGGAAGACGAGCTGCACCGTAGGGCAGGTGAAGCCTTACACCCTGAACGCTACCCGTTGGAGCAGCTTCTTGCCATCAAGAAAGCCCTTGGCACACGTGACTGGGAGGCCCTGTACCAGCAGCGGCCTACGCCAGACGGCGGCGCCATCTTCAAATCTGAGTGGCTGCGGTTCTGGCTCCCCAAAGACCTGCCGGAGCAGTTCGACCAGCTCCTTATCTCGTGGGACATGACGTTCAAGGACGGCGACGATACCGACTTTGTTGTGGGGCAGGTGTGGGGCCGCAAGGGGGCCGACCGCTACCTCCTTGATCAGGTCCGGCGGCGCATGGGATTTACGGACACGGTCGCCGCGTTCCGGGCGCTCGCCGCCAAATGGCCCGGCGCAGCCCGCAAGCTGGTGGAAGACAAGGCCAACGGCCCGGCGGTCATCGACGCGCTGAAACACGCCGTGCCCGGTATCATCCCCGTGGAGCCGGACGGCAGCAAAACGGCCCGCGCCCATGCTGTGACTACGTTCTTCGAGGCCGGGAACGTCCTTATCCCGCACCCTGAGCATTGTCCGTGGGCGCGGGAGTACGTCGCGGAACTGACGCAGTTCCCCGGAGCGCCCCACGACGACCAAGTGGACGCCACCACTCAGGCCCTCCGCGACTTCGACGCCAAACGCCCCATGTCTATCAATCCTGCTATCCTCACTCAACCACGTATAGGGTATCGCTTCCGGTAAACTCCGAACCTTGTTCACGGTGTAAATTCTTCTTCGCTCATAGCATGATGCCCTCATGAGCAAGAAGCGCACTTATCGCCACGCTACCTCCATAGCCCCGCAAGCCGTGCAGCCGTCGCGCCGTCTGAATCTCTCCCCGGACGTGCTCGGCGGCCTTGCTCAACCTTTGCCGCCTACGCCCGACGACATCAGCCGGATGTACGGTCCTGCGAAGACGCTCGGCGCGCCCGAAGAGGTGCAGCTTGCGATGGACGCGCGGCTTGCGGATTCCGGCGTCTGCTCCCTGCTTCAACATTCGCTTGAGCTTGGAATCGGGATTGCCCCTCAGTTCATGGGATACGGCGTCCTCCAGAACCTTGCCCAGAACGGATTGATCCGGGCCTGTGTCGAGACGGTATCGGACGATATGACCCGCGCGTGGATTGAGTTCAAGCGCGAAGGGGAGGGCGGTGATGACGCTTTGCTTACCGACCTCGCACAGGCTTGCAAGAGATTGGGGCTCCAGCGTCTTTTCCACGAAGCGACGGAGCTTGTGGGGTACGAGGGCGGGGCCTTCCTTTTCATCGACACCGGGGCCATCGGGCAAGAGCTGGAGCGCCCGCTGAACATCAGCCCGTACTCGGCGGAACTGAAACCCGACGGGCTCCTGCGCTTCGTCGTCATCGACCCGGTGAACGTTTTCCCCGGCGACTACAACAGCCTTTCGCCGCTCGAACCAGACTACTTCCGTCCGCGCTGGTGGTGGGTGCTTGGGCAGCGTGTGCACGCCTCGCGCCTCATCCGGTTGGTGGCGAACGAATGCCCCGTATTGTTGCGGCCCGCATACAATTTTTTGGGCATCCCGCAGGCGCAAATCCTTTGGGACTATGTCCTGCACTTTCAGGAGTGCCGCGCAGCCGAATCCCGGCTCCTGACCAAGTTCTCGCTGACCGTCTTCAAGACGAAGATGGAAGACATCCTGTACTCAGCCGGGGGAACCGCGCAGATCGATACCCGCATCCGGTACATGATCCAGACCATGACCAATGACGGCGTGCTTGCCGTCGACAAAGAATCGGAAGACGTGGTCAAGCTGGAAACGCCGCTTTCCGGCGTAACCGACATTGTGCGCCAGTCCCTTGAAATCCTCGCCGCCCTGAACCGCACCCCTGCGGTCAAGCTGCTCGGCATCAGCCCGTCCGGGTTCAATGCCACGGGCGAATCGGACATCCGCAACTATTACGACCATATCACGAGCCAGCAGGAGAAAGTCCTGCGCGACGGCATCAAGAAGGCGCTCGACTGTATCCAGCTTCACCTGCGCGGAACCATCGATCCGTCCGTGACGTTCGACTTCGCGCCCCTCGGCGAAGAGGACAGGGCGGCCCTTGCGATGCTCCAGAAGACTAAGGCCGATACCATCGCCGTTTACATGGATCGAGACATCATCTCTCAGGAAGAAGCCCGGCAATCCCTTGCCAGCGACCCGGATAGCGGTTTTTCCGATATCGATCCGGCGGAAGTGCCGCAGGGCAACGGAATGCCTGACGCCCTGCCGGAAACCGGGGAAGAGGGATTGATGCCCGACATCGACGATGTGGATAAGGCCGGGGCCGTCTATGGCTAAGGTCATCCGCGCCATCAAGCCCAACGCGGGTATTCGGGCGAAATACCGGAAGCGGCTGGTATCTCTCCTCGACGAGATGCAGCGTTCCGTCGTGTGGTGGCTGCGCGCTGAGTATCGGCAGCAGGAAACTCGGATAGCACAAGATGCATCCCCGGCGAGTGACCTGCAAGACCGCCTCAAGCGCCTGTTTCGGTACTGGACGAAGCGGTGGAGGGAAAGCGCGGAGAGTTTCGCGCGGGAGTTCGTGGGCAGTACGAGGCGGCGCACGGAAGCCAGCATGAGGCAGGCCCTCAAAGATGCGGGCTTCACTGTGAGGATGGAGGGAAGCAGGGCCATGAGCGACGTGGCGCGGGCTCTCTTCGAGGAAAATGTCAACCTCATCAAGTCCATCCCGCAGCACTATTTTACGGAAGTGACGGGGCTTGTACAGCGATCCGCCAGCATGGGCCGGGACGTGGCCTTTCTTACCGACGAACTGCACAAGAGGTACGAGATCACCCGGCGCCGGGCCGAATTTATTGCCCGTGACCAGTCCAACAAGGCGACTGAGGCCCTTAAGCGGGTGCAGGACAAAGAGCTCGGCATCACCGAAGGCATCTGGGTGCATGTGCCGGGAAAAAAAACGAGCCGCCATACCCACCAGATGATGAACGGGAAAAAGTTCGTCATCACGGAAGGACTCTACGACTCTGACGTGAAGCGCAAGGTGCTTTGCGGCGAGCTTCCGGGGTGCCAATGTACGTACAGAGCGGTAATCCCTGAGTTCGGGGACTAGGAGAAGCAATGTTCTGGGAAAGCAGTAAAGGCGATGTAGCAGCACTGAGAGAACGTATTGAGGCCCTAGAGTACAGGTTGGCTCTCTTTGAGGAGCGGGAATTCCGAAGCAACCCCAAATTTAGGAATGCCCCTCTCCCGCCTCATATCAGTTATCCCATCATGGATTACGAGCGCAGACATAGCGTTGAGGCCTGCCGGATGCTGGGCAAAAACTTTAGGACGAAGCGATGAATACCACTCTCATCTTCGACGCGTACCCCTCACAGCGGGAAACCGACGAGAACGGGTTCCTGCACGTCGGGGCGTCGCACATCACGAAAGCGACGGTGAACCCCTATTACGGGCGGGAGATTCCGGGCTGGCAGGAAGCCGGGCTTGACCCGGAGACTGTCTACTACGGCCTGCGCGACCCGGAAGAACTTCAAGCGTCGCTTGAAACATGGGCCGGGCTGCCGCTGCACATCGAGCACCATATCGACAGCGCGGAAGAACCGCAGAAGCTCACCCGCGTGGGCGCGGTGGGCACGGGCGCGGTCTGGAACCCGCCGTATGTGGATGCGCCGCTGACCGTGTGGGATCGGGCCGCCATCGACGCCATCGAAGACGGTTCCTTCCGGGAACTCTCCTGCGCCTACCGCTACGACCCGGATTTCACGCCGGGCAGCTACGAGGGCATCCCCTACGATTTCATCATGCGGAACATCCGCGGCAACCACGTCGCACTGGTCGAAGAAGGGCGGGCCGGGCCGGACGTGGTGGTGGCGGATTCTCATCCCACTTCAACGAAAAAAGGAACGCTTATGGGCAAGTTCAGGAAATGGTGGGGAGCTCAGGATGGCGACCCTGCGGTGGAACAGCAGGAAGTCGAATCCGCACAGGGTATCAAGGACTTTGCGGATATCCTTTTGAGCCTCCACAAGAAAAACCCCGTCACCGGGGAGATCGAGGACATCACGGAAGACGAGGATAAGGCGGAAGCCATCCGCAAGCTCGTCGCCGAACTGTCCGAAGGCATGGAGCCCGAAGAGGCCAAAAAGCTCGAAGATACTCTCTCCGATCTGGCCTATTCCCCTGCAACAGGCGACGAGAAGCCGGAGAAAAAGGAAGCGATGGACGAAGAAACCAAGAAAGCTATGGACGCCTGCGGGCTTGATGCGGAAGACCCCTCCGAGTCCCGCGCCTTTGCCGAAGGCGTGAAGTATGGCGAGGAACTGGAGCGCAACCCGGAAGAGCGCAGGAAGCTCGACCGTGAGCATGAGTCCGAGGGTATGAAAAAGGCTATGGATGCCTGCGGCCTCGACGCCGAGAACCCGCAGGAGAGCAAAGCCTTTGCCGAGGGCGTCAAGTACGGTGAGGAGCTGATCCGGAACCCCGAGGAACGGCGCAAGCTTGACCGGGAACACGAATCCGAGGGCGAACGCCGCGAGCTCGGCAAGGACGAGGACAAGGACGCGGCCATCAAGCGCATCCTCGCTTCCGTCCCCGACCTCACGCCGGAGCAGAAAAAGAAGCTGACCGACTCCCTCGCCGATCTCGCCTATTCCCCCGCGACCGGAGATGAAGACCCGGACGACAAGGGAACCGCTCAGGACAGGGCATTCCGCCGCCGTGGTCCGCGTCCTCTCACCGCAATGGACGCCGCCCGCATCAAGGCATCCGCAGTCGCCAAAGCGCAGGAGCATATGCGGAACCTCACCCGTGCCGTGCGCGACGTGCGCGGGCTGGTGGGCGAACTTGACCCGCTGTCCTTCGACTCCGCGTCCGACGTCTACGGCTACGCGCTGGAGCAGCTTGGGGAGAATCCCCGCAAGTATCCCCGGCAGGCATGGCCCGGTATGATCGATATCCTCCGCAAACAGAAGACGGCTCCTTCCGTTGCCCGTGACGCGGCCCCCGTCGGACGCATGTCCGGCAGCTTCGCCGGGCTTTCCAACATCACCATCGCCGAATAGGAGGCACACCATGCCTTTGCAGTCTCAAGTCAATCTCTCCGTCGCTCCCGGCGTCGCGGGCGACAAAGCGACGCCCGACCAGAGCATCTACACCCCGTCGGGCGCTTCGTCTTCCCGGTCGTGGATTCCGGCGTGATCGACAACACGCGGGCCACCAACGTCGCGGGCACAGCCACAGCCGTGCTCGGCTTCGTTGAGCGCGTCATCAACTACGTGAACTATGAAATTTTTTCTGACGGCACCCTGACCGTCCCGGAAGGCTCGAACCTTACCGTCGCCGTGAAGGGCGACTATTGGGCCGTTTCCACGACCAAGGCCACGGTGGGGCAGGCCGGCCCTGCCTCCAACGCCGACGGTTCAAT